AAACGATGATGTGCAGGGACGATGTCTGGGCGGTTATGCTGACGGCCACGGACGGCAGGGTGTGCCGCTGGGAGTTCAAGAAATGTACGCTGACACACGTGAAGGACATTGTGAGGGGTTATGTGGAAAGCTGTCCATACGATTGCGACTGGACAATCAGGGGAGGTGGAATGGTCATACGTGGAATGTCAAGGCAGGATGATTATGGACATGCCTGCGTAAGGCAAACAAAAGACAGATGCGGTAAGAAGATTGCCGGATAACTGGCAGCCCGGAAAGACGGGCAAGGAGCGGCTCGGACAGCGCGGCCGGAAAGTTGGTAAATCGAAAGCGAAAGCATGAACGCGTCGAAAGCCGCCGGGGTTCGACTCCCCGCGCTCCACCATGTGTGACAATCAAAAATGAGAATTATGGCAAAGACATTTGACAAAACAAGGCAAGAGGAGCAGTTCAAGCAGAAACTGCGCACCCTGATTGGCTGCGTGACCCACACGCAGAACATCGCTGACCAGGCAATGACGCTGGGCAGAAGCCTCATGACAGTAGCGGAACAAGACGACTCGGATGCCTTACGGGTGATAGAGAACTTGTCGTGCGTGTGTGAGGAACTGTTGGAAGTAATATACGGAGAACTTAAAAAGGAGAAGAAATGAGAAAGCAGATTTTGACAGACAACGAAACAAAGACCTTCCTGATGAAGGCTTTCAAGTGTTCGCGCCAGGCCGTATGGCAGGCTTTGAACTTCAAGCGTGACAGCGACCAGGCACGCCGGATTCGCCAGCTTGCCCTGAAACGCGGCGGCAAGCTGACTGACGGTTATATGCCGAAATGCGAAACTACGCATGAAGAAGTCGAGAAGACCATGACCCAGACTTTCGGGCCAAGAGTGAAACTTGTGGTGGATAAAGAAACCGGAGATGTTTCGGTGTACGTGGACGGACAACTTAAGGACAGCTACAAGAGCATCACCGTACCCGACCTCATGCAGCTGCAGTACGAAGTTGAGCAGATGGCAGCAGCCTTGTAAAGACGAGAACACGATGGAGTACTACGGAAAGATATTGTGCATATCGCACCATGACCTGACTTGTGAGCCGAATCCCGTCATGTCGGATTCCAACTACAAGAAGCTGTCGGCAAATGGCAAAATCAACGTGGTACGCTCAGGAAGAGGTTTGGGAGGTTACGCATTGGTGGAAATAGCCACGTTGCCCTTACGCTTTCAGGAAAAAATCAAGGAAAAATACGGAGATGTGAAAGAGGACATTCTTAAGAACTGGTTCGGCAGCCACTTCCGCATCGACGCGAAGGCACGGGAGTTCTACACCGCCTTCCGTTTCGAGAATGGCGACGCGCTGCCACCGGAGCACATACAGGAGTACACGGTGAACGCATCGGTGATAGAAGCCGTGCTGGCCGTGATGGAGGACACCGTCCTGATGCGAAAGGCGATGAAGGGCGGCCCGGTGAACTGGGGCGAAATGGCCGGTGCCATCAGTTACTACCAGGCAGAGTTCGGGCACACGCTTCCGGTGAGTGCCAACCGCTTCAAGCGCAAGGTAAGCGACTTCAGGACGAAAGGTTACGAAAGCCTGATCAGCGGAAAGTTCATGAACCAGAACCGCCGGAAGGTGACCTACGGCATCGAGCGGTTGCTGCTCGCCATAGACGCGCAGCCGGAGCAGCCGTTCAACACTACGGTATGGGAGCAATACAACATGTTTGTGGAGGGCGACAAAGAACTATTTGACCCGGAAACAGGTGAACTGCTTAACCCGGCAGACTTCACGGATAAGGACGGCAACCCGATAGTGCTGAGCCCTGCCACGGTGGCGGCTTACCTGAACAACCCGAAAAACAAGGCCCTGCGCGCCAAGCTGCACATGAGCCAGTGGGACTTCAACAACGCCTACCGTCCGTACCACCTGCGCCATGTGGGAGAATATTCGCTGAGCAAGATTTCGCTCGACGACCGCGACCTGCCGCGACCGATGAAGGACGGCAACAGGGTGAAAGCCTACTATGCCTACGATGTGGTGAGCGGTGCCGTGGTGGGCTACGCCTACAACCGGCTGAAGACCGCCGAGCTGTTCCTTGACTGCATGAGGAACATGTTCCAGACCCTTGACCGGAACGGCATGTACATCCCTGCCGAGCTGGAGGTGGAGCACCACCTGGTCAGCGACTTCGCCGACGGTCTGATGCAGGCCGGCACGGTGTTTCCCCTGATACGCTGGTGCAACCCCGGCAACTCACGCGAGAAACGCGCCGAGCACTTCAACCGGGCGAAAAAGTACGGCGTGGAAAAGCGCACCCAGGTGGGCATCGGGCGATGGTACGCCAAACTGGAGGCCAACCGCCCGAAAGAGGAGAAGGTGTACGACGAGAAGAACAACACCTACAAGGTAAAGAGTTACACCTACGACGAGCTTGTGGCCGACGACATACGCGCCATCGGCGAGTACAACAGCCAGCTGCACCCGAACCAGAAGAAGTACCCCGGCATGACACGCTGGGACGTGCTCTGCGCCCGTCAGAACCCGAACCTCGCACCCTGGGACAAAGCCGTGCTTTACCGCTACATCGGCTTCCGTACCGACACCACCATCCGCAACAACAGCTACTTCTCGGTGCAGTACAAGAACTTCATCCTGCCCGACCCTGAAATCATCGCAAGGCTGGAGCCGAGGAACTACAAGGTGGAAGCCTATTACCTGCCCGACAAGGACGGCAACATCGACGAGGTGTACATCTACCAGCACGGACGTTATATCGCCACCTGCAAGCCCGTGACGCGCTACAACGAGGCCACGGCCGAACAAACCGAAGCCGACAAGGCCGCCTACACCGAACAAGCAAAATACGTGGCCAAGTTCGACAAGATGATGAAGGACGGCAAGATAAAGAAGGTCGGCATCCTCAACAAGGAAGAAACGAAAGAGATAACGGACATAAAGGCCGAGGCGGTGGAGGTGAAGCCACACACCGGGGAGGACGACTACTCCGCATACCTGGACGTGACACATTACGAAACCGACGCGGTAGCTAAACTTTAACGACATTGGAAAGACATTAAAACAGCATTCAAAATGGAAATAACGAGCGAAGTGAAACAACGGATTGCGGGGGCGATAGCCGCCGACCGTGAGAATTATCCCAGTGACAACCGCCACGCAACAGCATTGGGCATAGCGGCGAGCGTGTACAACGCCATCAAGAAAGGGAACTACGAAAGGCAGGTGAGCGACGCCAACTGGGTGGGCATTGCCCGGAGGCTGGGTGTGCAGTTGCGCACGGAAATGCCGTGGACGGCGGCCAAGACCCCGACCTACGTGTTCATCAGCAAGCAGCTGGAAGCGTGCCAGTACAGCGGCCTGAGTGCCATCCTGTGCGATATGCCGAATATCGGCAAGACCTTCACGGCAAAGGCTTACGTGAAACAGCACAAGAACGCCGTGTACGTGGACTGCTCGCAGGTGAAGACCAAGCTGAAGCTGATACGGTACATCGCCAAGGAGTTCGGCGTAGGCAGTTACGGACGCTACTCCGACGTGTACGAAGACCTTGTTGCCTACCTGCGCACGATAGACACGCCGCTTGTCGTGCTGGACGAGGCCGGCGACCTGCAATATGAAGCCTTCCTCGAACTGAAGGCCCTGTGGAACGCCACGGAACGCTGCTGCGCCTGGTACATGATGGGCGCGGACGGCCTGAAGGAGAAAATCAACCGCGCCATCGAGGGCAAAAAGGTAGGCTACACGGAAATGTTGAGCCGCTACGGCGACACGTACAGCAAGGTGACACCCGACGACGCAAGGGAGCGCGAGAAGTTCCTGAAGGCGCAGGCCGCCATCGTGGCCAAGGTGAACGCGCCTGAAGGCTCGGACATCGCCCGGATAGTGAACGCCACCGGCGGAGGGCTCCGCAGGGTATATACGGAAATAGAGAAACTGAGGAGGATACAGGCATGAGGCTGAAACGGGCATACAGCCCCAAAGAGGTGCTGAACATGAAGATACCGCGCTACGAGTTCACTGGCCCGTGGCTCGCCTCTATCGGGCGGCCGGCCAGGAATGGGGTGTGGATAGTCTGGGGTGCGAGCGGCAACGGCAAGAGCTCGTTCGTGATGCAGCTGGCCAAGTACCTCTGCTCGTTCGGCAAGGTGATATACGACAGTCTGGAGGAAAGCACCGGGCTTTCCTTCCAGATGTCGCTGAAGCGGCACAAGATGGACGAAGTACGCAAACGGCTTGTCATCCTCGACCGCGAGTCGATGGAGCAGCTGGAGGAACGCCTGAAACGCAGGGGAAGCCCCGGCGTGGTGATCATAGACAGCTTCCAGTACAGCGGCCTGAGCTATCCTGAATACAAAGCCTTCAAGGAGCGCCATCCAAAAAAGCTGTTCATCTTCATCAGCCATGCCGAGGGCATGCACCCGGCAGGCAGGACGGCTCGGAAGGTGGAATACGACGCGGACGTGAAAATCATGGTGAGCTGCTTCAAGGCATGGTGCAAGAGCCGTTTCATGGAACACCCCGGCGAGCCATACGTGATATGGGAGGAGGGAGCCTCCAAGGCATTAACAGAAGATAAAATACAGGATGATGGAATGGGAGAATAAGCTGTACCAGTTGCTTCTTCCCAAGGACGAAGCGGCCGAAGTGGCAAGGGATTGGGCGGAACGTAATATTGAAAGCGACCTCCGGCTGCGGAAGGCAAAGACCTGGGGACATATAGTGATAGAAACACGGGACGTGATGTTTGCCAGGAACATACAGGTATGGCATCCGTCGTGCAAGGTAAACATAAAAGATTTGTGACTATGGAACAAAAAGACGAAGAAAAGACATGCTGCATCTGCGGCATGAAGTTTACCGGATACGGTTACAATTCATATCCGATAAAAGAAAGCGGGGAGTGCTGCCGCCAGCGCAATTACGAGGTGGTGGTACCCGAATGTTACAGAAGGCATCTGGAATACCAAAAATCAAAGGAGAATGAATAAGAAGGTTTACATCAGCGGCGCCATAGCGCACTATGACCTGGGCGAGCGCAAGGCTGCGTTTGCCGATGCGGAGAAAGTATTGAAACGTATGGGCTTCGAACCGGTCAACCCGTTCAAGAACGGTCTGCCGGAAGAAGCACACTGGAGGGAACACATGAGGGCAGACATCGCCCTGCTGCTCGAATGTGATTATATCTATATGCTGAAGGACTGGGAACTGAGCAAGGGAGCTAAGCTGGAGCTTGACGTGGCCAGTTCATGCGGTATAAAGGTATTGTTTGAAGTCACGCTAAATGTTTGAGGTATGGAAGCGGAGCGTAATTATGCGAGGTTCTATGCCTTGCTGGACAAACTACCCGGAGCGGATAAGGAAACGCTGGTCTACCAGTTCACGAATGGGCGCACGTCGCACCTGCACCTCATGGATGAACGCGAGTACCGCTCCATGTGCGACGAGATGCAGCGTGTGGCCGGATATGATGAACGGCGCGAGAAGTACCGCCGGGAAATGAGGCAAAAGCGGAGCGCAGTGCTTCACCAGATGCAGCTGCTCGGCATAGATACGGCAGACTGGAACAAGGTCGACGGGTTCTGCCGGGACAAGCGGATTGCCGGAAAGGTGTTCAGGGAACTGGACGGGAACGAGTTGTACCTGCTGCTGAAGAAACTGCGTGCCATCAGGCGTAAAAGAGAAACCGATAAAAAGTGATAATATGAAACAGGAACTAAGACAGACATTGAAGCTCGTGCAGCAACAAGTAACGGAAGCTACCGAGGGATATGAATGGGACGAACAGGCCGAGTTTTTCGGCGAGTTGGCCGACTGGGCATACGGGAGGCATGAAATTTTGTCTGCACCACCGGAAATGGAAGTGCAGGACTACGAAGAAGAATACAATGTTTAACTCTAAAAGCAAAGACAATGGAACAGAACATTCAGAACGTGGACGTAAAGTCCATGAGTAAGGAACAGAGGGCAGCCCTGCTGGCACAGCTGCAACAGGAGGAGAAGGACGACCGCATTGCCCGCCGCGAAACATACGAAGCCCTGCGCGGCGAATTTATGCACGACGTGAAGGCCAAGGTGACCGGACTCGTGACCGACGTGAAAGGCTTCCGCGATTGGCTGGAGAAAGAAACCGAAGGGTTCACGGCCGTCATGAAGGAGTACGGGCAGGTGAAGAGTGATGACCAGCGCAGCTACACCATCACCGACGGTGATTTCCGGTTGGAGGTGAAAAGCAACAAGGTGAAAGGTTTCGACGAGCGTGCCGACATGGCTGCCGAACGCCTGATCGATTACCTGAAACGCTACATGCAAAACAGCGAGAAAGGGGCCGACGATCCGATGTACCAGATGGCGATGACGCTGCTGGAGCGCAACAAGATGGGCGACCTGGACTACAAGAGCATCTCCAAGCTCTATGAGCTGGAGGATAAGTTCGACGAGGAGTATGCCGACATCATGCGGCTGTTCAAGGAGGCCAACGTGGTGCAGCGGAACGCCACCAACTACTACTTCTCCCAGCGCAACCCAGAAAACGGCGTGTGGACGCGGATAGAGCCGAGTTTCTGCCGTCTGTAGGGAAAAACCGTTGACATCTTAAACGGGAAGCGTCGCAAATTGCATATTTGCGGCGCTTTTGTATATAAAATAGTCCGAAATCAACTATCTTTGTATTAAGAAATTATGTCATGGGAAAAGGCCGGGATAAAGAACTGATAAAACTACGTGACGAAGCGTTGTGCCGACGTTACTACTATTGGACGGAGGTACAGCGGTTGCGTTTCGACGATGCGCTGCGCGTATTGTCGGAGCGCGAGTTCTTCATATCCGAGGAGCGTATCATGGCCATCATCCGGCGCATGTCCCGTGAAGGGAAGGACAGGAACATCAAGCCCCTGCCCAAGGTGAAGGTGCCACGGCTGACGGCTGCCCAGCTTGAACTGTTCCCAGTCCTATGATTCCATCGCCGACTCGTCATGCAGCGTGAACGAGAAGGTAGTCTCGAAAACCTTGATATAACCAGGCAACGCATAGTCGCGGCTTTTCTCCCTGACAAGCGGCGATGCGTTCTCTGAACATTCCAGACATTGCAGCGCTTTATACAGCTTGTTCGCCATTTGCTGGCGTTCACGGGCCTTGTCGTAGGTGCCGGAGGCATAACTGGTGTCATGGTAACAGTCAATGGCAAGGCGGATGGTGATGAGCGATTCGCTGTTCTGTGCCCCGTAGCCGAGGTCTTGCCAGTTTGAATCCGTATTCCCTATTAACACGCAGGGGAACGTGACCGGATAGTGGTCTTCTTCCGCTCCCATTTCCAGTTGGCCGTAGTCCTCGTCGATGAGTGACAGTTCCGGCATTTCACGGGCGATCTGCTCCATGATGGCAATAAAAATCTCTTCCATAATTTTATGAGTTTAAGATGTTCCTGATTTCCTTTTCGATTCTCTCATTTATTTTTGTGGTCAGCTCCTCGCTTTCGCCCAGGAACTGCCTTTGCGGGATATGTATGTCCAGCTTCTTTTTCTTGGTGAGCGCAAGCCCTTTCCAGAATGAAGCCTGCGGGTTGGCCGCTTGCTGCTTTTTACCCGCTTTTCGGCCTTTCTTTTGCCCTGTGGCGGCTTTTCTTGCACGTCCTGAAGCCTTGTAGAACTTCGCCCAGGCAAAGCGCCTCATGCGGTCTGTCACGTTCACGGATACCATACCGCCCCAGTTGTGTATAGGGGCATATACAAGTTCGTTGGCGACGGTGACCCGGTAGTCGGATGGCATGTACTTGATGGAGCTGAAAAGGTGGTTGCGTCCGGAAAGCAGCGTGCCGTATTTGCTGGCGGCATCAGTGCCACCCGATGACAGCCTCCTGGCTTTCGGCCACGGGTGCAGTCCTCCGTTGACGAACCCTCCCTGCCGGAAGTTGTCCTGGAAATGGTCTTTGGCCATGCGCCCGGCTATGACCGGCATCCTGCGCCGCATGGCCGTATCCAGTTCCTTGCGTTTACGCTCTATCAGTTTCGCGAAATCTTTTATGTCCATAATCAACAGTAATTCAAGAATAATTTGTAACTTTGCAACCGAGGCATACATTTATGCCTGTTATGCGTTATGAATATACCGGAACAAGTATCAGAATTGGCAAGCAGGAACGGTTATAACTCCGTTCACCTTTCCAAACATTCAGGAAGTGAAAGTATCTATTCTGTAGAATGTGTGGATAAGGATGGTTTCGCCCTGCCTGTCGGTCTGCCATCTTTCATCGTTTTTGATGGAAAATCTTGTAGGCTTATAAGCGGAGATGAGGGATTCGCTCTTGCAAACAGTCTATTTGGCGATGAATAGTTTTGCAATTTTGGGATTAACCATCTTATTGTCAATTCTTATCACTCCGACCATTCCCGCTTTCATACTATTTGTATAACGGCTGACTTCATCCTTTCCCAGTTGAGGGTCAAACATTCGGACTTTGCCGTTTTCGACCTCTGCACAGAAAACGTGCGCCGAGCCTCCTTTCCATGCGCAATATATTTCATATATTCCATCGTCTTTGAATTTTTCTGCAAAGTATTCTTTTAATCTTTTTTGGTTCATAACCCGATAGCCTTTTTTTCTTCCCCATCGAGCCGTATAGTCATAATCAGGCTTACTGCCATCAGGATTCAAGAAACGCTCCTCCCATGTGATACCTTGTTGAGCCATTTCTTTATACGCACTCCCGTTTATGTTAGGCTTCGCTTCAATGTTAAATCCTCTGCGCCTTAACATGTGGGTGACAGTGCAGGTTTGGCAATTGACATAGTACCCGCCTCCTTGGCTGTAATGGGGATTTTCTTTTCCCTTATCGGCTTCTTCGTATGTCATGACCTTGCCTTTTTCAATAGAAAAGGCTTTTTCCAGTTCAAGATTATTTTTGGCAATAGCCATTTTTTCCTCGCTGGTGAGATTCTCGGGCATCTCGGCTATCATTTTATCAATACGAGCCTGAAGTTTATCAACGGCCTTTTTTGCCCCAGGATAAGCCTGTGTCTGGTATGGATGTTTATCCGAGAACAATTTTCCGTCTTTAGCCGGGTTGTTCTCTAAGCCGTCTTGTGCTTTGTCTTGTTCTCCTGACCGGACAACGGGAGTTACCGGGTCATCCGTCGAGGACAGTCCGCACTTGCAGTTCCACCGGTCGCCTGGGCGGTGCTCACTCCAGAAGGAGTCATCGATTGGGCGGACTGTCCCCCAGAACCTCTTGTGGTCTGCACCCGGATGCACGGACGTGGAGGGCATCCAGCGCAGGTTGGGCAGGATGTCCTTCTCGCGCTCGAACTGCCGCCAGTCGGCCGCCTGGTGGGCGCGTATGACCGCCGTGTCGTATTCCGTGCGCAGCCACGTGCCCACCTGGTGGGATGCGATGGGCATAACCTCTTTCCGCCACTGTTCGAATGGTTTTAGATTGCCGTCCGAATCCAGCAGCAGACGTGCCATGTCGTTCTGCATCCGGTGCACCTTGAACGCCGAGAACACGGCATTGCTCCGAAGTATGGCATTCCTGAAATCATCGTCCGGGTCTGCGGCTTTCGATTTCCTGAACCCTTTCCGGGCCGCTTCGTTCATCTTCGCCCATATCTCGCCGAACAGGTTGACCTCAATATCCGTGGCCGGGTGGAAGTCCTTGCTGTAAATGTTGAGGAGGGCACGCCTGAGCACTTCGTCGGAAAATTCAAAGCCAGTGGAGACATCGCCGTCCTTCGCCCCGTAGAGTTCATCGACTACCAGTCTAAAGCTGCCCCGCCGTCTGACGGGGCTTTCCCGAAAAAACCGGCCAGCCAGCTTCGGAAGGATTTTTTCTGTGCGGGCGTAGGTTCCGGCTCCTTGCCGCTGTCGTCCTTGTCCGTATTCTTGTCATCATCGTCTTGCTTGCGGATTTGCGCGGCAGCAGCCTCTTTCCTTATACGTTCATCTTCCTGCTCTTTCTTCATCTGCTCGTAGTTGGCAGGCTTTTCAATGCCGAACTCCTCGTACAGGTAATCGTCCGACACCGGCAGGTTGAAGCTCGTTTTCAACTGGGTGAGAATATTGGTCTTTGAAGTGGGGTCGATGTCCTTTTTCTCCTGGAAACAGAACTCGCCGCCGGCCGTATTGATGCCTATGCGTGCGAATATGTCGGCCATGTCATAGTTGAGTACGTCCAGGACATACCTCTTGTCTGCCTGGGCCACCTTGTCCTCCACCTTCTTGTGTACGGTTCCAAGGGCCTGCGTGCCATTTTCAGACGACTCAGTGGTCAGCGTATTGCCGAGCACGAGTTTTGAAATCTCGTTGTTGCACCGTTCGCAAAGATGCTCGTACACGTCTGCGGAACCGGTCTTGTTTCCGGCTTCCGTCAGTTTGAACTCCGTGTCCTTGGCGTGGAAGAACTGGGCAAGGCTCCCGGCATTGGCGGCATCCTCCATCGCCCTTTGCCTGGACTCCTCGTCGTCCGAATCGTAGATATACTCCTGTATGGGCATGCCGAACACCTCGGAGAACTGCGACCAGTCGCCCGTGGTGTTCCGCTTGCAAATGACCCACGGTGCCGCTTTGGCCAGCAGCCCCAGGTCGTCAGGACTGCCGACAAACAGCAAGTCCGTATAATTATCCCAGGGAAGTCCTGTTATGTCCGTCTGGTGGCGGAGGATCAGCTTCTTTATGGGGTCAACGTGCTTGCGCGGGATAAGGTCGTAGTCCGCCCATTCCCCTTCCTTGTAGAACTGGCAGAGCGTGAAGCCCCAGAACTTGGCGTCGATGATGTCCCCCACCAGCCTGTTGAACCACGGGGAACGTATCTGTTCGTTCACCGCCTTGTCCGGTTTCCCGTTCCTCTGGAACTCTATTTCGGAGCACAGCACCGCATTCTTGCGCTTTTCCATCACGCAGGAAAGGTGTGTGTCCATAAGGATGTCCGAATACAAGTCGTACAGTTTGTAACGCCGCGAGAAATCCACGTTCTCGGCGGCCCGTATGGCTGCCATGTAGTCCGCTATGTCCAGTCCGAAACGTTTGGGCTGCGTGAGCACGATGACGTTCGGCCGTTTCTGTCCGGGTGCCATGAGGTTGCCTCCCACGGTGATAATTCCCCGTTTGTTTCTGTTCTTTCTCTTGTTCATAACTTTACCAGTGGTTTACTCTTTTAGGATTGCTTTGTATGCGGAACGAGGATTTGCCGGCCCGTTCCTCCTCCGGCAGCAGCGGTGCCCCCTCGATGGAGATTTCTTCGGCGGCCACCGCCTTCATCCATTCCACGGCCCGCTCATATCGGTCTTTCCGTATCTGCGAGAGCTTCTGCGGGTTGTGGATGCAGAAGATGTGGTAGACGGCAATGTCGATGACCATCATCAGCACAAGTTGGTTCCGGTTTGTTCCGGTGGCTGAAAAGATTTTGTCGCAGTCGTACCGTTTAGACAGGTAACACCTCATTTCGGCGATGGCCCTGTCCTCGCACACCTCGACGATGGTTTCGTCCTCCCTTACAAGCGCGTCCAGAATATCGCGGTGGATGCTTGCGTCATAGTCTGTCAGTTCTACAAATTGGCTCATAGTTGTAATGAAGAATTAAGAGTGAATAATGAATCTGTCACATCCTGCGTTTGTTGCGCCCCCGCAGGTCTTTCCGTGTCTTGAACACCGGCGGTTCCGCCCTGCGCATCAGTTCGTCGATGATGCGGTTGCCGCCCTCGACGGCATCCGGGCCGTCTGCCGGATAGCGCAGGGATAGCGTGAACAGCTTGAACTGGTCTTCCAGCTCTTTCATGTGCGGGTTGTCCTTTTCCGCTTCGTTGAGGATGAGGTTGCCTTCCCTGTTGAGCGGTTCCAGGTTGGCCTCAATGCGCGTGGCCTTGTCGGTCTTCTTCTCCTCGTCGCCCCGAATGTGTAGCGCGATCTTGTGTTCTTTGCGGACTTTGGCCACCAGCGGCTTGAACACCTGCTGGAAAAACGGGTCTTGCAGCTTGTTGTTCTCCATGTAGCAATATACCGTGGATTTCCCGTTCACGAATTCCAGCATCTTGACATACCAGCCGATGAATTCCGCGTTCAATGCCTGGGCAAGGAAAGTCTTGATGACATAGAGCCTGCCTCCGAGCTTGCCGAGCAACGAAAGCGCCTTGAAGGACTTGCCTTTCTTTCCTTTGCTCTCACCCGGTGCAGGGTCGCCGTATGCGACCAGGAACTTGAACTTCGACAAAGGAGGAACTTTGCCGTAGGTGATGTTCTCAAAGACTTCGCCGACGGAAACCGGGTTGTTGAAGTATTCCCCCTGCACCGCCTTGGTGGATATTTTGGCGAGCGTGCGGTCTATGTGCTCCTCGGAGTTCTTTTCCGGCCATGTGGAATGCCCGTTCCTGTCGCGTATGTTCACGATGTCCCAATGGTCGGCCATGCTTCCGGCCCGTACCACGCAGCAGTCCTTGGCGATGATGTTGCCGCAGAAGATGATAAGTGTCGCCTCCGAGATGGAACGTGTCGGATATAGCGCATTCTCCCACCAGTCCCATCGTTTCTGTATGATGTCCGGGTTCTTGGTGTCCTCGTCCGTGTCGAAGTCGTCCACGAGCAGCACGTCCGGACGGATGGCCTCATTGCGGGAACCGCGCGGCGACTGCCCTGCACCGAGCGCCCTGAAGGCCACGCATCCCTTTGTGATGAACTCGTCCTCCGTCCATGAACCGGGCGTTTCCTGCTTCCCGTAGTAGGCTTCTATACGCCCGTTCGCTTCCAGGTTGGCCCGGTAGGGAGCCAGCAGCCTGACCGCGTTGTCCTTGCTGTTGGACGTCATGATGACGTTCTTTTTCCGTCCGGTCAGCGTGACGTACATGACAATGAACATGGTGACCGTCGACTTGGCAAGCTCACGGCTCCAGGACAGCACCTCGAACCATTCGTCATGAGCGAGGGTACGCTGTATGGCGCGTTTTTGGAATCCGGCGAACTCATACTTGGCGTAGTTCGGGAAAAAGAACTTTATCCATTCCACCGGGTGCCGTTCAAGGTACAGGCGGTGCTTTTCCCTGTCCTGGACGGACATGGACTTGTCAACCGGTGTGGCTCTTGCGATGTCCTCCTTGAATTTCTCCCAATCCAGGAGTGCTATTTTGTCAGCCTGTTTCATGTGCCGTCACGTTTATAGTTTGTCCTTGATGTATGCGTCCGCCAGCCTTGTCAGTTCCTTTGCCTTGTCAAGGTCAAGCGGTCGGAGCCATTCGATGAAACCGGTGAGCACGCTGATGATGTCGGCAATGCCCGTTTCCTGCTCCATGTTCCGGATGGATGCAGACAGTTTGCCGAGTATGTCCGCTTCCTTTGAATTAGGGTATCGCTCCCCCTCGGCACGTGCCGAGATGGCTCTGTTGATCTCCGCCACCTGCCTGTACAGGTTGGCCACCTGCTCCTGTCTTGTAAGCGTGAGTCCTGCCTTCTGTTCTTCCCATTTCCCGGCGCGTACCCAATTCGATACTGTCACGCGCGACACTCCCACGCGGTCGGCTATTTCCTGCTGCGTGAGGTTCTCGCGCAGGTATAAGGTCTTTGCCCATTCCTTTTTCTGGGCGTTGGTCAAATCTGCTGCCATATTCCTGTCTTTCAGTTATGATTCATAGTGCAAAATTGCTACAAAAAGCCCGCTTTACGAAAAGCCGTCCGCATGATGAAGCCCTGTGCCGTTATCATAACGCCATAGTCCGGCATGATAAAAACGCGGTTTCCATACTCCGTTGATTTATTGCATTTTTGCACCATGAATCGCGGGCAAACCGCAGTAATGACAATAGTACAATGAGCAAGTTTTTCAACATACAGACGGACAGCGACGGCGTGGGCACCATCTTCCTCTATGGTGACATCGGCGACTATTATGACGTGCAGAGCGGGCGTGTCGCAAAGGAACTGATGGAGGCGGAAAAGGTGAACAGGCGCGTCAACGTGCGTATCAACAGCAACGGAGGCGAGGTGTACTGCGGCATCGCCATCTACAACGCCCTGAAGAACAGCAAGGCGGACGTGCATATCTATGTGGACGGCATCGCGGCCAGCATGGCCAGCGTGATAGCCCTGTGCGGGAAGCCCGTCGAGATGAGCAAATACGCAAGACTGATGCTGCACAGCGTCAGCGGCGGTTGTTACGGCAACAAGAAGGACATGCAGAAGTGCATCGAGGAGATAGAGAGCCTGGAGGACAGTCTTGGCGACATCTACGCGGCACGCCTGGGCATGACCAAGGAGGAAGTGAAAGCGGCCTATTTTGACGGTGAAGACCACTGGCTCACCGCGGACGAGGCCCTGCGCCTCGGTTTTATTGACGGCATCTATGATGCGGAGCCTGTACCGGAGGACAGTACCCCGGAACAGATCTACACTTTATTCAATAACCGGCTCGTTGAGCCACAAAACAAGGACAAAATGAATCTTGAGGAAATTAGGAAGCATCCCTCGTTCAAGGACTGCAAGAGCGAGGATGAGGTGATTGCCAAGGCCCAGGCCTATGCGCAGGAAGCGGGCCGTGCCGGCAGTCTGGCAGAAGAGAACGCCTCCCTGAAGGCGCGAGTGAAGGAGTTCGAGGACAAGGCTGCCGCTGACGAGGAGGCTGCACGGAAAGCCCTGCTTGACGCGGCCGAGGCCGACGGGCGTATCAATGCCGAGACACGTCCCATGTACGAGAACATCCTGAAATCAAGCCCCGAAGAAGGCAAGAAGGTGTTGGCTTCACTGGCCCCGAAGCGCAAGGTCATGGAGGACATCAAGGTGGAACCGGGCGGAGAGAGCCCCTGGAACAAGCGTATGCGAGAAATCAAGGACAAACTTAACAAGTAAAAGACATGGCAATAGTAGTAAAGAACACCAATTACAACGGCGAGGTACTGGAACAACTTTTGACGCTCGCCGTCACCGGCAACGAGATTGTCGAGAAAGGGCTGATCATGGTCATTCCCGGCGTGGAGAAGAAAATCAGCCTGCCCCGTCTGCGAAGCGGCAAGATGCTGCAGAAACGCAAGGAGAACCCGGGCGTGGAGGATTCGAAAGGCAACTTCAACTATGACGAGAAAAGCCTTGACCCGAAAGACTTCATGGCCTTTACCGTATTCAACCCACGTGCTTTCGAGCAGATCTGGCGCCCCTGGCAGCCGAAGGGCAACCTCGTATTTGCCGAACTACCTCCCGAAGCCCAGAACGCCCTTCTGGCTGAGCTTGCCAAGCAGGTGCAGTTCGAGTTAGGTGACCATTACATCAATGGGGTGTACGGCGATGACGATGACCATCTGTTCAACGGTATCCTCACCCAGATGGCCAAGGACACGGAGCTTATCATCGTGGACAGCGAGGAGGAAACCATGCTGGGCAAACTGAAGGCTGTGCGCAGTGCCATACCCAAGGCCATCCGCAACAACCCGAACCTGCGCATCATCATGAGCATCGACGACTTCGACAAGTACGATGACGAACTGACCGAGCGCGAGGCCAAGAACGCCAACGAGACCGATGTGAACGCGCGCCGTTACAAGGGCATAACCATAGAGACGCTGGCTGCATGGCCGGACGGGCTGATTGTGGCCACCCTGTGCTCGATGGGTGCCGACGGCAATCTGTTCGCCGCTGTCAACCTGCAGGATGACGAGAATGTCATCCAGATAGACAAGATTTCCAATGCCAGCGAACTGTACTTCTTCAAGATGCTGATGAAGGTGGACACCAACATCGCTTTCGGCGAGGAAACGGTAGTGCTGGACAGCCGTGACACTCCCGTCTTCAAGCCGGCGGCCAAGACGATTTCGGCCGACCCGAATACGGTGACCATTCCGGCAGAGGGTGGCAGCAAGGAAGTGACCATAACGGCCAGCGGTGAATATACCGTGGGAGCGACCCCGTCCGGATTTGATGTTGAAGAAACGGAAACTGGCGTGACCATCTCGGCAGAAGCCAATGACACTGGAAGCGAAAAAAGCGGTACCCTGACCATTACGTTAAATTCTGACAGCGGCAAGACGGCCAAAGTGACCATCACGCAAGCCAAACAGGGGGAATAACGCATGGCACAGTTGAAACGTTTGGTATTGCACTGTACGGCCACCCCTGAAGGCCGCGAAGTGAGCGCGGCGGACATCCGCCACTGGCACACCGACCCGGTGAGCAAGGGCGGTCGCGGATGGAAGCAGGTCGGCTATACCGACATGATACACCTGGACGGAAAGGTGGAACGCCTGGTGGACAACAACGAGGACGCACAGGTAGATCCCTGGGAGATTACCAATGGGGCAAAAGGGTACAACTCCACATCCCGGCACGTTGTGTACGTCGGCGGCGTTGCTGCTGACGGCAAGACCCCCAAGGACACCCGTACCCCGGCGCAGAAGAAGGCGATGGAAGCCTACGTGAAAGACTTCCACCGGCGTTTCCCCTCCATCCCGGTTGTAGGACATAACCAACTGGCTGCAAAAGCCTGCCCTTCGTTTGACGTACAGGCATGGCTGAAAGAAATAGGTATAAATCAATAAATGAATGACTGAAATGAAAAAGCTGATTTTATTTTTTGTGCTGATGCTTGGGTTTGTGTCAGCCGCATTTGCCCAGACGGGTGAAGTTGCTATCGGTACGGACTATGACAGTATGATTGCCACCTTTGCCGGGTTTGCCGGTTGCGTGGTGTTGCTGACAGAAGGCATCAAGGCCCTGTTCCCGAAAATGGAAGGGCTGGTGACGCAGATAGTAAGCTGGACGGTCGGCTTGGCGGCAGCCATGCTGTTGTGGTGGCTGGACGCAGGATTTGTGGCCGATGTGGAATGGTATATTGCCCTGCTTTATGGTTTCGGAGCCTCGCTTGTGGCAAACGGAATCGCCGACACAGGACTGGTGCAATGGCTCATAGGTCTGATAACCAAGAAAACCGAGTCAAAATCATAAGCAAGGCATTAAACAAGTAATCTCATGGAACTCAGTGAAATTCTCAATTTCGTGCTGGGTGGTAGCCTATTGGCGACCGTTGTTGGCATAGTGACGCTCCGCGCGACGGTGCGCAAGGCCAACGCGGAAGCCGAGAAGGCGAAGGCGGATGCCGAAACCGTGCGGATTGACAACGCTGAGCACGCCACCCGGATACTTGTGGACAACATCGTTGAACCCTTAAAGGACGAACTGAATGCGACGAGGAAAGACCTTCAGGCTACGAAGCGCGAGATGGCACGCCTGCGCAAGGCCATTGACACTGCCAATTCTTGCAAGCATCATGACGATTGCCCTGTGCTTCGCGGGGTGCGCGAGCACCCGAAAGACGGCACAGGAAACGGCACGGACGGAAACGACACGGAGCCTGGCGGACAGCATGAGGAGCGAAGTCCGCCTGGTGCGGACGGAGACGGTACCGAAGTCGGAGGTGAGGCTGGCGATACCGGCTGACAGCCTCCTGAGGCTTCCTCCGCTGGCCTCATACAGCGGCAAGAGCGGCCAGGCCAACGTTTCGGTGAGCCGTGACAGGGACGTGATCACCGTGTACGCGAGCTGCGACAGCCTGCAGCTCCTGGTGGAATACTACGAGCGGACATCCACCCTCTGGCAGGAACGTTACGAGGAGATGTCCGGCCTGTACGAAAAGGAAATAAAACAGCGTTCGAACCCCGTTAAAATCTTTTTCTACGGTTTGGGGGTTGGAATACTGCTGAGTGTGTTGACAACAATAATCATCATCCTAAAACGAAAGAAAGATGGCAAGTAAGAAATTCATATACGGCATAGCCGTAGTAAAGTTCAACAGCAAGGAAATCGGCTACATCGAGAAAGGCAGCTGGGATTGGGGCGGCACGAAGCCGGAGAGCACGGATGTGGAAGCCGAGCAGGTACCGGACGCTCCGGTGCTGACACTGGCCAACAAGAACGCGACCATCGCGCCGACGTTCAACCTCATCCAGCTGGACTACGAGAACATCCAGGCCGTGCTTGGCGGCACGCTGGTGGGCAGCACGGGCAGCTACACCGGCTGGAAGGCCCCGACCGACCTCGTGGAGCTGCGCGGCCCGTGGGAAATCCAGTTCGTGAGCGGCCAGACGATGAAGATACCCAACGGTACCATCATGGCCAACCTGGGCGGCAAGCTGACGCTGACGGAAGTATCCAAGCTGGAATGCCAGCTGAAGGTGAACAAGCCCGAAGAGCCGGACACCGCTCCCTACGAAATCAACGACACGCCGTCAGAGTAACGTATGGACAAGTCAACGGAACGTCTGGTGCAAGCCGAGGGGACGGCCGCCCTGTTGGACAGGGGCGTGTCCGTCCCCTTGAAGGAACTGCGCATCCCTTTCAGGAAGAAGCCCCTGAAGCTGCGCGTGGTGATGCGCCGTCCCCGTCTGGGCGGCCTGATGCGCCTGGCACGGGTGTACCTGTCGCTGGGCGTGACGGCAGCCGAGATGAAGAAGTTCTCCAAGGATGAGGAGATGGCTTTCATCACCGCACACGGAAAGGCCGTGAGCCGGATGGTCGCCTACACCCTGTGCCGCGGCTGGTGGAGCCGCCACCTGCTGGTAGGGCTGACCGCCTGGTGGGTGCGCCACTTCATGGAGCCGGCCTACATGGATGCGGCGATGCGGAACTTCGTGTTCCTACTGGGCACCGACCCTTTTATGCCTATTATCAGATCAGCGGAGCGGACGAACCCGATGAAGCTGAGACTGAGCCAAAGAAAGAAGGGGAGTTAAAGACGGAGTACGAGCCGTCGCATAGCCCCTTCGGCTTTGTCTGGCAGATTGCGGACGCCACGGGATGGAGCGTGGGCTACATCTTAGAGGGCGTGAACTACCAGACCCTTATCATGATGCTTGCCGACGCTCCGCGCTATGTCCGCAAGAAGAAAGAGGAGAAAAGCGCGGAGGACGAAGCGAAAGACATTGTAGGATTTTTCCAAAGCAACCTGAAGAAATGACATGGCAACAAAACCGGTAGAAATAGAGATACTGATGCGCGACCGCCTGTCGGGCGGCCTCGACAAGGCAGGGCGCAAGGTGGACGAGCTGAAGTCGAAGACCACCGGCGCGTCGGCGGAGATGGCACGTCTGGACAGGCAGGCCGAGTCCGTCCGTAGCACCGTGTCGAAGATAGCCGGGGCGTTCGCCGTGAAGGAACTCGTCAGCAACATCGTCAAGGTGCGCGGCGAGTTCCAGCAGCTGGAGGCCTCCTTCCGCACCATGCTCGGCAGCGAGGAGAAGGCCGACGCCCTGATGCAGCAGCTCATCCGCACGGCCGCCACGACCCCGTTTGACCTCCAGGGCGTCGCCAACGGCGCGCGCCAGCTGCTTGCCTACGGCGAGAACGTGGAGAACGTCAACGACGACCTCATCCGCCTGGGTAACATCGCTGCCGGGCTGAACCAGCCTCTCAGCGATCTGGTGTACCTGTACGGCACCACCATGACGCAGGGCAGGCTGTACACCCAGGACTACAACCAGTTCGTGGGCCGCGGCATCCCCCTCGGTCGGGAACTGGCGAACGTCCTTGGCGTGGCCGAGAGCAAGGTGCGCGAGATGGTGGAGGCCGGCAAGGTCGGCTTCCCCGAAGTGCAGCGCGCGCTCCAGAACCTCACGAACGAGGGCGGGATGTTCTTTGGCCTCATGGAGGAGCAGAGCAAGACCATCACCGGGCGCATCAGCAACATCGAGGACAGCGTCAGCATGATGATGAACGAGATTGGGCGGCAGTCCGAAGGCATCATCGGGAACTCGCTGGACGCGGTCGCATACCTGGTCGACCATTACGAGCAGGTGGGCCGCGTGCTGCTCGGCCTGGTGGGCACATACGGCGCGTACAAGACTGCCGTCATGGCCGTCACCGCCATGCAAGCCCTACAGACTGCCGGCGTGGGCGCGCTGACCGCGGCCGAAACCCTGCACTACGGCTGGCTGGTCATCGTGGAGAAGGCTCAGAAGCTGCTCAACGCCACGATGCTCGCCAACCCCTACGTGCTGGTGGCCACGCTGATTGCCGGGGTGGTGGCCGCGATGGTGTCGATGAAGACCGAGACCGAACGGCTGAAGGAAGCCGAGGAGGACTACCAGGCCGCCAAGCAGAAGACCATCGAGGCCGAGGAGGAGCACCGGCGCAGGCTGGAGGAGCTCTGCGGCGTGGCCGGCGACGAGAGCCTGGCCACCGACACCCGACGCGAGGCCCTGAACAGGCTCGAGCAGAAATACCCGGACATCTTCGCCAAGTACGACACCGAGTACGAGAAGCTGAAGAACATCAAGCGCATCAAGGAGGAAATCGCCGAGCTGGAAGCCGGACAGTCCGTCACGCGGCCGCAGAACGAGCTGGCCGGCGTGAACGGGCGCATCTCGGAACTGGAACGGAAACAGGCTGACGTACATTATACGACATATAACACATCGGCCGGCCCTTATACAGTAAAGACAGGAGGCCTCAATTCCAAAGAAGAGGCAGAACTTAAGAATCTCTACAACAAGCGCAAGAGCCTGTCCGTGCAGGTGCGCAAAGAGCGTGCCAACGCCTACTTCGAGAACCTGACGGGCATCAGCAACGACACGCTGGAGGAACAGATCCGGCAGCGCCAGAACTTGCTGGCCCGCATGACGACCGAGCAGAAGAAGTACGGAACCATCACCTACGGGACGGAGGCGTTGAGGGGAACCTACAGCCGTGACGAGCTCCAGTACCAGCTCAACAAGCTGAACGCCGAGAAGAACCGCCGGAACCTGAAGCGCGACTCCAGCGCGGACTGGGGCACACAGGCGCGCAAGGAATACGAGCGGGCGCTGAAAGACTACAACGACTTCCTGGCCGACACCTCCAACAGCCTGACACGGGAGGATTACGAGAAAAAGGCCAAGGAACTGAAGGACGCGCTGAGCCTGGCCAAGAAGGAATACGACAAATACAAGCCGGAAGGGAACAAGGATGCCGAGAGCGAGCGCAAGGCCGCCGACAAGGCCGCACGCGAAGCCGAAAGGCGCAGGCAGGCGCAGCAGAAACTCAATGACGAGCTGACTGCCCTGCAACAGCAGAACCAGCAGGATGAACTCGGTCTGATGGAGGAAGGCACGGAGAAGAAGCTGGCGCAGATAGACGCCGACTACGACAAGCGGAAGGCCGAAATCGAGAAGAAGGCCCGCGAGCTGGCCGACACCAACCGGAAGGCGGGTGTCACCGGCACCAATGCTTCCGGACTGACGAAGGAGCAGCAGGCGGAAATCGACCGTGCAAACGAGCTGAACACCGAGAACCGCCGGAAGCAGACCGTAGAAACGTATGAGGCCGAAGCACAGTCCATGCGCGAGTACCTGAAACAGTACGGCACCTACCAGCAGCAGAAGCTCGCCATCGCCGAGGAGTATGCCGAAAGGATACGCAAGGCGCAGGACGAGGGGGAACGCCGGACATTGGAGTGGCAGCGCGACCGGGAAACCGCACAGCTGGATGCCTCCTACTTGCGGCAGTCGATAGACTGGACGACCGTGTTCGGGGAGTTCGGCGGCATGTTCTCGGACATCGTGAAGCCCGTCCTTGAACAGGCGAAAGAGTACCTGCGCAGTGACGAGTTCAAGCGGCTGGACGCTTCCAGTCAGAATGACATTGTGGCCGCTGTCCGGCAGATGGAACTTTCCACGGGAGGTACCGGGAAGGCGGGTTTTGGACAGCTGGGTCGTGAAGTCGAGGACTTCCGCCGGTCCATGATTGACCTGAACGATGCGAAGGCGGCCGAGGCCGAAGCCCTTGAACGGCTCGCCAAGGCACAGGAAGATTACGAGAAAGCCCTGCGTGACGGCTCGGATGCCGAGGCGGAAGCCGCCCGTGTGGCAAGGGACTCCGCGCAGGAGAATGCCGATGCCGCCTCGGAGAACACCCGGAAACAGGAAGAAACGGTCAACCGGAACCGGGAGGCCGTGACCGACACGGCTTCCGCCCTGAGCGCCAACATGGAGAATGTCACCCAAGGACTGCAGAAGCTCGCTTCTGCGGGTATCAAGAACGCCTATGACGGCCTTATCCAGCTGGGCAAGGGAGTCGGCGGCTCCATGGGCAAGCTCGCCGAGAGTCTGGAAAAGGTACCCATCGTGGGATGGATCATTTCCATCATCGACGTGTTCAAGGACGGCCTGAGTGATTTTATCGGCCCGCTGCTCGACAGCGTGTTCAACGCCGTGTCCGGCATTCTGGACGACATCCTGAGCGGTGATGTGTTCGTGACGCTGTTCAAATCCATCCGTTCGGGAATCGGCAATATCCTGAACGCCATCTCCTTCGGCGGGTTCGGCAAACTGGTGGACAAGATAAACGGCAGCAACGCGAAGGAGGTACAGGCCTCCATCGACCGCCTGACCGACCGGAACGAATCCCTGCAGCAGAGCATCGAGGACCTGACCGACACGATAAAGGGAGGCGAGGGTACAAAGAGCGTGTCCGCCTACCAGCAGGCGTATGACTACCAGGCCGAAACGAACCGGAACTACCTGGACATAGCCAAGGCGCAGGCCGGCTATCACGGTTCGCACCATTCCTGGAACTATTATTGGGGCGGCTTCTCGCAGGAGCAGATTGACAAGCTGAGCCAGCAGATCGGCCGTGACTGGAACGGTGACCTCTGGGACCTGTCCCCCGACGAAATGAAAATCCTGCGTTCGAACGTGGACATGTGGAAACAGATACAGGACACGGGCAAGGGCGGCTACGGCGGCAGACTGACGGAAAAGCTGGACGACTACATCGACCAGGCGGGCAAGCTGGAGGAGCTGGAGGAGCAGCTAAACGAAAGCCTGACACAGATTTCCTTCGACAGCCTGTATGACAGTTTCATAGACACGCTGATGGACATGGACGCCAGCGCGGAGGAGATAGCCGGGAATGTCGGCGAATACTTCATGCGGGCCATCCTGAGCAACCAGATCGGCGAGAAGTACAAGGAGCGGCTGCAGGCATGGTACGACGACTTCGCCGACGCCATGAAGGATAACGAGTTGAGCCAGGACGAGATCGGTTCGCTGACGGACAGCTACCGGGACATCGTGGAGGAAGCCGTGGCCCTGCGCGACAAGCTGGCCGAAGCGACCGGCTATACCGGTGACAGTGAAGGAACCACCCAGAGCGGCAAGTCCGGCAGCTTTAACGCCATGAGCCAGGAGCAGGGCACGAAGCTGGAGGGCATGTTCACAAGCGGGCTGATGCACTGGGCCAGCATGGACGAGCAGATGCAGGAGGTGTCCGCGCAGATGGGCACGGCCGTCGACCACCTGCGGCGCATCGAGGAGAACACCGGGAACAGCGCGAAGCATCTGGGCGAGATAAAGGAGGATATTAAGAAAATCATACGTGACGGACTTAAAATGAAGTGACTATGGCAATGGACGCGATACTCTCGGGCAAGGTGCTCATCAACGGCACGGACATCTGGAAGGCATACGGCGCTTTCTTAGTGGAGAAGAAGCGTGGCGACCGTAACAACCTGAAGGCCATCATGGCCCCGGCGAAGACCAAGACCCACGTGGCGGTCGACATCCGGGAGGAGGACGGCGAGAAATACTCGTCCGCGCTGGAGGTGAGGAACCAGGCTCGGGACGTGAAACTGTACTTCGCCCTGTACGCGGACACGCGGGAGGAATGGCTGTCACGGTACAAGACGTTCCTCGCTTTTTTGAAGCAGGGAGAGGACGGGTGGCTGGACATCCGCTTCCCCGACCTCGACATGACGCTGCACGTTTTTTACAAAGAAAGCAGCGACTACGAACCCCTGACCTACCTCTGGCAGGCGGGGAAACAGGCCAGCCGGTTCTACGTGACCTTCCGGGAACCGAAGCCGGCCATCTGATTGAATGATATTCAAACACGGTTAGAACGGCATTATGATAACGATATACGGAAGCGACGGCACAGCCAAGACACAGGTGCCCTGCGACGACAGCTCGACGCAGGCGAAGGAGCTGCAGGGCGACAACGTGCTCACCCTGTCCTTCACCCTGTACGAGCACATCGCGCTGGAGGTGAACGACTACGCCGAGTTCATGGGTGAGCGGTACTGGCTCATGGAGCGTTACAAGCCGGAGCAGGTGAGCTCGCAGGAGTGGAAGTACGACGTGAAGCTCTACGGCATCGAGAGCCTGCTGAAACGCTTCCTGGTGCTCAACGACACGGACGGCGCGGACGAGCCCGTGTTCACGCTGACCGCGCCTCCGAGGGAGCACGTGGCCCTCATCGTCAGGAGCATCAACAACGGGATGGACAACACCACCGACTGGAAGGTCGGCACGGTGGAAGGCACGGACAACATCGTCATCGACTACGAGGGCAAATACTGCGACGAGGCCCTGAAGGAGGTGGCCGAGAAAGCCGGGAACCGGGCCGAGTGGTGGTGCGAGGGGCAGACGGTGAACGTGTGCCGCTGCGAGCAGGGCGAGGAGGTGACGCTTGCTTACGGCAAGGGGTTGACCGGCCTGGAGTGCGACATGGCCGACAACGCCAAGTTCTACACCCGCCTGTACCCGATAGGCAGCAGCAAGAACATCGACCCCGAGAAATACGGCCACAGCCGCCTGCAGCTGCCCGGCGGCGTGAAGCACGTGGACGTGAATGTGGAAAAGTACGGCGTATGGCACCACTACGAGGCGGACGCCTTCTCCGGCATCTACCCCAAGCGCACCGGTACGGTCAGCTCGGTTCGCAGCGAGGAGGTGAAGGACGAGGACGGCAACCCGTTCAAGATATTCTACTTCAAGGACAACAGCCTGGGCTTCGACCCGAACAGCTACGAGATAGGCGGCAAGGTGAAGCGTATATCCTTCCAGGAGGGCTCGGAACTTGCCGGGCTGGGCGACGAGGAGGACGGCACCTACTATTTCGAGGCCAATTACAACAGCGACACCCACGAGTTCGAGCTCATCACCATCTGGCCGTATGACGACGACACGCAGCTTCCGAACGACACGCTCTGCCCGAAGCCCGGCGACAAGTACATCCTGTGGAACATCCGCATGCCGGACGAATACTATCCGCTGGCCGAGCAGGAGTTCAAAGAGGCGGTGGACAAGTACAACGAGGAGCACGCCGTCGACGTGAGCCGCTACAAGGCCCCGACCGACCATGTGTACATCGAGGAGAACGGCGTTGACCTGTATGTGGGCCGCCGCGTGCGCCTGGAAAGCGAAAAGTACTTCCCGGAGGCCGGCTTCCGCAGCAGCCGCATCACCAAGGTCACGCGCAAGGTGAACCTGCCCTCGCAGATGGACATCGAAATCTGCGACGCGACGAGCACCGGCGCGATGGAAACCATCAATGACAGCATCAGCGACGCGAAGAGCTATGTGAAGACGGCCACGTCGGGGAGCTTCCCCGACCTGATACGCAGCTGGGACAACACCTATCCGACCGACAACAACGTGTTCTCGGCACGCCGTACATTGAAGGAAGCCCTGAGCAGGCTGCGCGAGGACACGGCCCAGGAGAGAATCCATTTCCTGAAAGGTGCGGATTTCGGGAACCACAAAGCCGGGGAGAGCGGCGCGGCGGTGGACGGCAACGGCAACGCCGAATGGCTGACCGCCGTCATCCGCGAGCTGCTGCGGTCGGTGAAGTTCGTGGACGGCATGACCGGCGAGGGCTGGCAATTATGGATGGACGCGCTGACCGGGCTGAGCAACCTGACCATTGACAAGGTGACCATCCGGCAGACGCTGGTGGCCCTGGAACTGCTGATCGAGAAGGTGCGCAGTGTGGGTGGCCAGCTGGTGGTCAGCGCGGCCAACGGCAAGATAAAGACCGTCACGAAGGACGGCGGCAACTATAAGATCACTTTCGAGCAGGACAACGAATTCACGGCGCACGACCTGATGCGCTGCGCGGAGTTCACCGGCACCTCCCTGCGCGGCTATTGGGTGGAAATCTCCGCCTCGGACGGGGAAGGCATCACCGTGCCCGTGAGCGAGTTCGGCGGCGTGGAGCCCAAGGAGGGCGACGAGTGCGTGCTGATGGGCAACACGCAGAACCGGCTCCGCCAGAACCTCATCTCCATCGCGGCCACCGAGGACGGGCAGCCCCGGGTGGACGTGCTGGACGGCGTGAGCGCCAAGAACTTCGACGGCTGCCTCCGCGTGCGGCTTGGCAACCTGGACGGGATCAGCGACAGCCGGTTCCCGGCCGACAACCAGCCGCACGGGAACGGCCTGTACGGCGACAACGTGTACCTGGTGGGCACGTTCGTGCTGACGACCGGCGAGGACATCCTGACGCGGTTCGAGATAACCGAGGGCAAGATAAAAAGCGCCGTGGAGGGGCTCCGCAAGGACTTCACCGAAGACCGGAGCTACTTAGACAACGCCTCGTTCGGCGACGGCATGAACAAGTGGAACACCGAGAACGAGGCCACCTTCTTCCTGCTCGGCAGCAAGTGGATATGGGCGAACGGCGCGCCCCTGTCCGACAAGACCAACTATGCCTGCGTAAAGACCGACGACGGGCGTACCACGGTGTACATACGGAATAAATACATATTGCAGAAGCACGCGAACTTCCGCTTCATCCCTGACTACACCGACGTGAACGACGAGGGGCAGAAGAAGCCGGAGGCCGTGTACCTGAGCTTCTTCTACCGCGTGGCCAAGGCCGGACGGCTGACCGTCCAGTTCGATGGCCTGGACAAGACCGGATTCGAGAACTTCAACGAGTTCAGCTACGACGGCGAGCTGGGCGTGACGGACGGCTACCAGGTGTTCAACCACTCCGGGCTGTGGAACGGCACGGGCGACTTCAAGCTGGCGTTCACGGGCGAGATATACCTGTACATGCTGGTGCTGAGCACCGACCGCGCCGAGGCCCTGGCCTACAAGTACAAGACCCTGTTCGAACAGTCCGAGAAGCTGGTGAAGATAGCGGCGGCGAACTTCGACAAGGACGGCAACGTCATCGAGTCGTCGAGCATCGTCACCACGGCGAAATACAACGAGCTCATGTCGCAGTACTTCGACGAGAACGGCCAGCTGGTCAACAAGGCCGGGCTGGTGACGACGAGCAACTTCGCCGAGCTGTTCGCCCAGGGCGTGACCAGCAACGGATTGGTAAAGACCGCGGACATCAAGGCGTTCGTGACCAGGGACGAGGTAGGCGAGATAATATCCGGCGTGACCATCAGCGCCGACCAGATAAAGCTGGAGGGCCTGGTGACCGCCAACAGCTATTTCAAGATACTGGAGGACGGCAGCGTGGAAGCCAACAAGGGCACGTTCAAGAACGTCATCATCAACGGCTCGATACGCTCCCCCTTTGTCCGCGAGACGGACAGCATCAAGGTCACCATCGGCGGCAAGACGGAGGAAGCCACCCACGACAACGTGGTGCCGATAGCCGAAGGCGGCGGCTGGATCACCGCCGGCACGCTGGAATGGGACACCGCGCAGTCCGGGCGGCGTATGTGCCTGGCCAACTACCGCTGGGAGAACCAGTACACGGAGGGCAGCATCAAGTACACCGCCCCTTCCGGCAAGTATTTCTACGAGGACGGGATTGCCAAGGAATCCATCAGCCTGTCGCGCGAGTGCGTGGAACTGATGGGCTATGGCACCTCCTCCACCTTCTACGGCTGGATCGTGCTGAACCGCGTCGACCTGATGACTACCGCCCGTTACGGGCGTCAGCTGAAAGTGCTGGCTATGGGCATCGTGACAGGGACTTCCTCCGGCGCGTCCGTCAGCTACAAGTCCTTTGACGGCGGCGAGCTTTCCGTATCCCGAAGCGACACGGGCACCTACAAGGTGACAATCCCGTCCTCCTGGGGCCTGCAGGCCGGCAGCTACCTGGTGCTGGCCACCGGTTACGGCAGCGGCATCATGAATGCGACCCTGCTGTCCACCGCTGCCACCTCCTTCACCGTGGAGGTCAGCGACGACTCGTCCAAGAACGACGGCTCCTTCCAATTCGTGATTATCAACCTCAATGACTGGATGTATATATGAAACGTATCGACTTTGAACATTTCGGGATATACGAAGGCATATCCCACGGCAGGCGGGTGACGGGCGACGCGAGGGAAACGTTCGCCGACATCCTCTATACCCGGACGAACGGCATCCGCGCCCATGCGCTCGCCCTGAAGATCTACCGCAGCAAGGGCATGGAAGAGTACGACGAACAGGAAGCCGCCCTCATCCTGAAGGCGGCGGGTGACCACTGCACCCCGGCGTTCATCGACGGATTGCTGGAACAGATGAAAGGAGGCGGCGATGAAAGTGATATATAACAAGGTGATCCCCTTCAAGGGTTTCAAGTGCGTGAACCTTTTCGGCGTGCTGTTCGTGCGCGAGGGCTGCGCGATGAGGGCGGAAGACTACAACCACGAGGGCATCCACACGGCCCAGATGAAGGAACTGCTCTATGTGCCGTTCTACCTGCTGTACGTGCTGGAATGGCTGTGGCACCTGGCACGGCTGCGCGACATGAAGGCAGCCTACCGTGCAACCAGCTTCGAGCGGGAGGCCTACGCCCACCAGTCCGACGCAGACTACCTGAATAGAAGAAAGAAGTTCAACCAATATAAAATGCAATAATATGGCCATATCACAGGAAGACATACAGCAGGTGCTCAACGCCATCAAGGCGGAGAGCCAGGGCGTACAGGAACTGGAAACGGTATCCTCGCTGAATGGGGTGAATTCATTGCCCGGCGTAAAAGGGGAAGAACTGGTCAACGTCCCGATGACGCTGCTCCAGAAACCGGCGACAGACGCGGCAGCCACGGCCAATGCCGCTGCGCAGGCCGCCAACAGCGCAGCCCAGACCGCCAATGCAGCGGCAAGTACAGCTATGGAAGCCAAAGACTCGGCCAACTCTGCTGCCGCCACGGCCAACGAAGCGGCAGGCAAGGCCAACACGGCGGCCAGCCAATATGAAAACACGGCCAAGGCGGCCATGAAAGGGGCGACCGTCCGGTTCAACCGCATTGTGGAAAGCGGGACGGTAGATGCCGTATCCGATTCAAATGTGACGGAAGTCGTCTATATAAAAAGCCTGAAGGTGTTTGCGGGTATATATACGGCAGGCAAATACTGCAACAACTGGACCGGCGGCAACAACGGCCTGCCCGGTGCGGACATGTACCTTGACGACACACGCTCGGCCGTCCTGAAGGACAAAATCTACATCTGTGACGACACCCTCTATGTATGGAGCGACGGGGACGGCGACCTGGTGAAGGCGGGCGGCGGTGGAAGCGGCAGCGGATTCTACAACGTGACACAGCTGCATCCGCTTGGCTCCGGCTACTACACGAAGGAAACCGCCGTGGCCGCGCTGGCAGGCGCCGACATCGCCGACGAGGACAAGCCCGGCATGGTGATCACTTTCGAGGTCTCCGCCGGCAAATGGCTCGACTACCGCTTCGAGGGAACGGACGTGTCGTCCTTCCTGACCGCATCGGCGTGGAACCGTTACGGCGGCGGTGACGCCATCAAGAAAATCCGGGTGACGAAAGGCACGGCCACGGAAGACCTTGCCCCCGATGGACAGGGTATGGTGAACCTGGATATCCCGGTGGTGGAGGTCGACCAGTCGGTAAACGAAAACTCAACGAACCCGGTGAGCGGCAAGGGCGTGGCGGCCAAGATAAACGAGAAGGCCTCCACCTACGGCACCGCCCTGCGGCTCAATGAAATCGGCGAGGGCACGGACAAAGCCTATTCGATGAGCCTGCTGAACGAGTCCGGCGAGGTCATCAGCACGAGCGACATGTTCACTGGCGGCGGTGGCGGCACGGTGGCCACGACGAAGGTCGTGCTGACGCGCGTCACCCCGAACAAGACCGTCAAGAGCGGCGACGAGGTGAAGCTGACCTACACCTATGACCAGACGGACACCTCGACCGGCGAGAGCACCGGTAACCCGGGCCGCGCCACCGTCACCGTGACGCAGGGCGCGAACACCAGCACGCTGACGCAGGCCATAGCCGCAGGCAGCACCAACACCATCGACATGTCGAAGTACATGGGCGTGGGCACCAACACGGTACGTGTGCGCGTGGAGGTCGGCGAAGGCGCGGAGATGCAGGTGGCGCAGGTCACGTGGAGCATCAACGTGGTGCAGCTTACCCTGAGCAGTTCGTTCAACATCGCCACGGCCATCACGAGGGGCCAGGCCCTCAGCATACCCTACGCCCTGAGCGGCGCGGGCACGAAGACCCTGCGCTGCTATGTGGACGGAGAGGACACGGAAGACCGCAGCATCACCAGCTCGACGGCCAACGGGTCTTTCAGCATAGCGACGACCAACCTTGCGCACGGCACCCACACGGTGCAGCTCGTGGTGGAGCTGGAACTGTCGGACGGGAGCACCATCAAGTCGAACAGCATCCTCTTCGCCGTAGGCGTCCGGGAATCCGGGAACAACACCCCGCTGGTGTCCGCAAGGTTCGACTACGCCGACGGCGCGGTCATCGAGAAAGGCAGCACCCCCTACATCCCGACGAAGCAGTACGACAGCTATACGCTGCAGTACGCGGCCTACAACCCGCAGGAAACCCCGACACGGGCGGACGTGTACGTGGGGAGCACGCTGGCCTCGTCCGCCTCCGTTCCGTTCACGGCGCAGAACCTTACCCTCCGGGCAAGCAACTACGGCGAGGAACAGTGCCGGATCGTGGTGGGCGCGATGACGTTCAACTTCCGGCTCATCGCGGCCAAGAGCGACCTGAACCTCAGCGAGCCGACGGACGGGCTGACGCTGAAGCTGACCGCCCAGGGCAGGAGCAACAGCGACGTGAACCGCGAGGAATGGACTTACAACGGCATAAAAACCGTGTTCGAAGGCTTCAAGTGGGGCGGCGACGGCTGGACAGGTACCTCCCTGCGCCTGACGGACACGGCCAGGGCCACCGTGCAGCACCGGCCGCTGGAACAGCCCGAACAGAACGTGACGAACGCCTTCGCCTTCATCGTGAAGTACATGGTCAGCGAAGTGGTGGACGAGGACGCGGAGGTCATCCGTTGCATGGATGCCGACGGCACCGGCTTCGTGATAACGACTCAGGAGGCGCGCATGGTGACGCGCGGCAAGAGCGAGCTGTCCATGAAGATGGCCGCCGGTGAGGTGTACGAGGTTGCCTTCGTGTCGTTCCCCAAGAGCGTCGACGGCTCCTCGGACTACGAGAAGCTGAACACCGAGATGGTCTACCTGTACATCAACGGCATCATGTCGGGCAGCGTGCAGAGGGCAACGTCCGACAGCGTGTACCAGGCCACCCCTTCATACATCGAGCTGGGCGCGGACGGCGCGACCACCGACGTGTACCTCATGCGTGCCTATGACACGTACCTGAGCGACTCGCAGGTGCTTGAGACCTACATGATAGACCAGGACAGCTCGGACGGCATGATGGCCCTGTACGAGTCGAACGACGTGATCGACGACAGCGGCAACGTGACGGTCGACAGCGTGCCGGACGGCATGAGGTACATCATCATCACGGGCCGGCAGGACAACGGCGTGGCCACGGTGCTGCAGGCGGCGGTGAACAACGACAAAGACCCGAAATACGACGTGGACGAGATGCTGTGCGTGGTGAAGGGCAGCCAGGCTTTGAACTTCCGCTGCGTCGGCGGCTGCATCAGGCTGCAGGGCACGAGCTCGCTGGCGTACCCGGTAAAGAACTACCGCATCTACTTCAAGAACTCGTCGAAAGTGGCCGGGCAGCTGTACTTGGGTTGCGACGAGCAGGGCGTGGGTGGCGAGCTGCAGGAGAAGGCAGTATATTCGTTCCGCCCTGCGGACGGCACGCAGAAACAGGCCGCCCCGGTGGACTGCTTCTGCCTGAAGGCCGACTACGCCGAGAGCTCGTCGTCGCACAACACCGGTATGGCCAAACTGGTGCAGAACGTGCTGACGGCGGCCGGGGAACTGACCCCGGCGCAGAAGCATTGCGACAGCAGCTACCCCTACGACGTGCGCACGACCATCGACGGCGAGCCCTGCTACCTGTTCTACCGTGGGATGCTGGAGGAGACGCCGCAGTTCCTGGGCAAGTTCAACTTCAACAACGACAAGAGCACCGAGGCCGTGTTCGGCTTCCTGGACATCCCAGGCTACCACGACCAGGAATGGGTGGGCGCGAAGTTCGGCGGGCAGAACCCGACCGAGTGCGTGGAGTTCCTGAACAACGACTACCCGATGGGCATGTTCCTGGACGACGACTTTACGACCAAGGGCGAGGACGGGAAACCGAACTGGATGAAGGTGTTCGAGTTCCGCTTCCCGGACGACGACGACCTGAACGCGCAGTACGAGGCCGGCACGAAGATACCCGCCAACCTGCAGAGGGTTGTCTCGTGGGTGAAATCCACCCAGAACGACGGGGCGAAGTTCAAGGCCGAACTGGCCGACTATTTTGATGTGGACTACCTGTGCGACTACTACATGTTCACGGACATCATGGGCTGCGTCGACCAGAGGGTAAAGAACATGATGATGGCCTTCTGGTACGACCCCGACAAGGACAAGACGCTCGCCTACATGATATTCTACGACTGCGACACCATATTGGGCGTTCGCAACGACGGCCGCCTGAAGTACCCGTGGGACGTGGACGAGAACACCACCGACCCGGAGCTGTCGACACCCGAAAAGACCGTCTACGCCTACGCCGGGCACGACAGCGTGCTGTGGAAGAACCTGAGGGAGCAGTTCCCCGACGAGCTGGCGGCAGCCTACGTGCGCATCCGTGAAAGAATGTCGAACTCGACCATCTTCAACATGTTCGATGACGAGCAGAGCGCGAAGTTCTGCGAGCGCATCTACAACCTGGACGCGCAGAACAAGTACGTGAAGCCCAAGACGCAGGGCGTGGAGGTGAACAACGACGGGAGCGTGACGAACGTGAAGTACTCGTACCTGGAGGCCATGCAGGGCAACCGCAAGGCGCACCGCCACTGGTGGGTCACGAACCGCATGGGCCTGTTCGACGCGCGCTACAGCACCGGGCAGTACACCTCCACGGACATATCGTTCAAGGGCAACAGCGCGGCCGGTGCGACGGTGCGGGCCACCCCTGCCAGGGACTACTACTTCGAGTTCCGCAGGGAAGGCACGGTGATGACCCATGACGCGGTGTCGAAGGGCGTGCCCTGGAGCTACACCTACGGGCAGACGGCAAACATCGGCACCATCTTCCATATCTACGGCGGCGAGTGGATGCAGAAGCTCGACCTGTCGGACTGGGGCGGCTTCACGGACATGAGCCTTCCGAACCTTCCGGTACTGGAGGAACTCATCCTGGGCAACAGCGGCAACACCTACGCCCTGACCGAACTCGTGCTGGGCACGAAGCTGCCGATGCTGCGCAAGCTGGCGGTGGTGAACTACACGAACCTGCCGGGCCTTGACCTGAGCGGTTGCAACCGCCTGGAGGAGGTCAACGCCTCCGGCTGCACGGCACTGAGCACCATCACCTTCGCCGAGGGCGCGGCGGTGAACAAATTGCACCTCCCGGCCAACTTCCAGACGCTCATCCTGCGCTCCATGCAGTACCTCAAGTGGAGCGCCATCACGTTCGACAACAGGTCGAACCTGACGGGCATCTGGATAGAGAACTGCACGCAGATAGACGGCCTTGCCGTGTTCAAGGAACTGTTCGCGCTGAAAGGCAGGCTGAAGTACGTGCGCATCACCGGCCTGGAACTGGAAGGCGACGGCAGCGACCTGAAGCAGTGGTACGAGGCCGGGCTTGGCGGCTTCGACGCATCCGGCAACACCACGAACACACGGTGCAAGCTGGTGGGCACGTACAGGCTGACGAAGTACCTGGACGAGGCCGAATACCAGAAGTATGTGGAGCGCTTCGACGAGCTGAACATCCGGCAGCCGCAGTACACCCTGATCGAGTTCGACGACACGGTGAGCGACGACGCGAACGTCAGCAACCCCGACAACGGGACCGGGTACAAGTACGGCAACGCCTACGCGCCGAGCGGCCACATCACGGCCATCCTGTCGCAACGGCACCGCGCACTGGCCAAGGTGACGAAGAAGCCCACCACGCGCACCGTCAACATCGCCAACGTGGAAACCACGGCCAACAACTTCGACGGCGAGATGACCTACTATCCGCTGGACGATGCGGACAGCAACAAGTACGCCGACGGCACGGCCGCGAAGCTGGACGGCACGGAAGGCGACTGGATGATGTACGAGCCCTTCTTCTGGAGCAAGGGAATAAACGACTACTTCGGCGGCAAGCACTACGGCTGCTACAGCTCCAACGGGCCTGACGAGATGCCCGACGTGCCGGCGGCCACCGTGCTCACCCTGGAGGACATCAAGGGCAGCGGCGGCTGCCAGTCCGGCCGCAAGCTGATGACCGGCAAGGGCAGCCTGGAGAACGCCTACAGCACCGACAGCACCTACTCGGTTTGCAAGGTGGAGGTGTCCGGCTACAAGCGCGTCAGGTTCCCCGGCGTGCCGGGCAGCAACCTGGTAGGCTCCCTGTTCACGGACGCGGACGGCGGCATCCTGGAGGAAATCATCGTGCCGACGCTGAACAGCCGCTTCGAGGCCGGCATGTACCTGATAAAGGACGTTCCGGAGGGTGCCGCGTTCCTGTACTTCTCCATCCTGAACACGGCCGAGTTCGACAAGGTGGTACTGAGCAACAGTGACAAGATAGAGGACATGGAGCCCGACTGGGTGGCCAACGACGAGCACTTGTGCGCGGTGGTGGGCAGCAGCATCGTCGGCTCTAAGCTGCGCGCCTGCATCACCGGCGGCAGCACGGCCGCGAGCCTGTCCTGGACGGACTTCCACTATTACAGCCAGCAGCGCGGGATGCAGCAGATCGACGCGCTGATGCACTTCCGCATCGCCAACCTGTTCTACGCGAAGTACGGGCGCCGTGACAGCCAGGAGCAGTGCGGCGCGGGCCAGCACACGAACATGCGCGTGACTGGCGGCACGGCCGGGCACGGCATGACGGACACCATCGGCTACGAGGAAGCGTCGAAGATAAACCCGAATGTGACGAATTCCCTTGTGGACAACCTTGTTCATCAGTACGCCTGGTACAAGGGCGAGGACGACTACGGCGAGGCCGCCGTGACTCAGGTGAACAACACCAGCTGCCTGGGCTACGAGGACATCTTCGGCAACAAGTACGACATGATGGACTGGGTAGACCTCCCCAACAACAGCGGGAACAGCGGCAAGTGGCGTATCTGGCTGCCCGACGGCACACAGGTGATGATCAAGGGCATGACCAGCAGCGACTGGTGGATAACTGCCGTGGCGCACGGCAAGTACATGGCCGTGGTGCCGGTCGGCAGCGTGAACGGCTCGTCCTCGACACATTATTGCGACAAGTACTGGATAAGCACTTCTGCAGGCCGTGTGGTCTATCGCGGGTGCTACGATGCGGACGCGAGTGGCGGTGTGTCGTATGCGGTTGCGAGTAACGATGCGTCGAGCACGCACACGTATGTCGGCTCGCGCCTGGCCTTCCGCGGCAAAATCGTCCGGGCGCAGAGCGTGGCTGCGTACAAGGCGGCCACCGAGGTTGCGTAAGCGTGTACGGAGGCGCAGCGCGCCAAAGCGTCAAAGCGTGAGCGAAGCGAAAGACCACCGGCGAAGCCGGTCGAAATTTTTTTGCAAACCGCCAGTTTTGCCATATTCGGTTGATACAGGGTGTTTTCCGCTTGTTTTGGCGGAATAATGCGTACCTTTGTAACAATTTTTAAGGCGGCGCCTCCCCATAGGCCGTGTGGTCTATCGCGGGTACAACAATGCGAACGCGAATGGCGGTGTGTCGAATGCGAATGCGAATAACGATGCGTCGAACACGAACACGAATGTCGGCTCGCGCCTGGAAATCAAACAATCGGCGTACCGCACCGGGGACGTGTCCCCAATGCGGTGCCGAGGGAGGCAAGCCCCAGCAACAGCGCATGGTTTGTATGAACCTGTAAGCCGGAAAGCTGAAAAAACACGCGTCGGGTGGAGTTTGGTAGGCCGGAAAAACGGTTCGAAGAAGTCAGGCCCGGGGAAAGGAAGGCCCTTATCTTCCATATTGTAGGACAAAAAATGATGCTTATGCACAGGGAAGGCCATATCGTGGAGGAGATAACGGACTACTCCAACATGTCGGATTCGTTCGACAGGGTGCTTCGCGGTTCCAAACGCAAGAGGAGCCGCCAGGGCCGTTACCTGCTTGCGCACAGGGACGAGGTGATCCGCGAACTGACGGAACGCATATCCTCCGGGACGTTCACCGTAAAGGACTACCGGGAGCGTGTCATCCGCGAGGGCGGCAAGGAACGCCGCATCCAGATCCTGACGATGAAGGACAGGATAGCCGTCCATGCCGTCATGGACGTGGTGGACAGGCACCTGAAGAAACGCTTCATCCGTACCACCTCGGCCAGCATCAAGGGGCGCGGGATGCACGACCTGCTGGCGTACATCCGCCGCGACATGGAGGAAGACCCGGAAGGGACGCGGTACTGCTACAAGTTCGACATATCCAAGTTCTACGAGAGCGTCGGGCAGGACTTCGTCATGTACTGCGTGCGCCGTGTCTTCAAGGACGGGAAGCTCATCGCCATGCTGGACAATTTCACCCGGCTTATGCCGCAGGGCATCAGCATCGGGCTCCGAAGTTCGCAGGGGCTGGGCAACCTGCTATTGTCTGTATATTTAGACCATTATCTGAAGGACAGGTACGGCGTCCGCCATTTCTACCGTTATTGCGATGACGGCGTCGTGCTCGGTGAAACGAAAGCGGAATTGTGGGAGATTCGTGATGCCGTCCACGGGCAGATGGAAACCATCGGGCTTTCCGTAAAGCCCAACGAGCGGGTGTTCCCCGTGGGCGAGGGCATAGACTTCTTGGGGTATGTGATACGCCCGGATTATGTCCGGCTGCGCAAGCGCATCAAGCAGAAGTTCGCCCGAAAAATGCACGAGGTAAAATCGAGAAGGAGGCGTCGCGAGCTGGTGGCCAGCTTCTACGGCATGGCCAAGCACGCAGACTGCCACAAGTTGTTCAATAAATTAACAGGCAAAGACATGAGATCATTCAAGGAATTGAACGTCGCTTACAAGCCCGAAGACGGCAAGAAGCGATTTCCCGGAACGGTAGTGAGCATCCGGGAGCTGGTGAACCTGCCCATCGTGGTCAAGGACTTCGAAACGGGCATCAAGACGGAACAGGGTGAAGACCGCTGTATCGTGGCCATCGAGGTGAACGGCGAGGCGCGGAAGTTCTTCACCAACAGCGAGGAAATGAAGAACATCCTCGCGCAAGTAAGGGAAATCCCCGACGGCTTCCCGTTCGAAACCATCATACGGACGGAAACCTTCGGAAAAGGTCGGACGAAGTATGTATTCAGTTAGGCTATGAAACGAGTGGAAGGAAGTGCCGGTGTGGCGTTGCTGGAATGCACGAACCCGGTATTAGGCAAATGGCGCGTCCGCTGGGACGTGGAAACGAAAGAGGACGGCTCGGCTTCTTACATGGAGGAGGAGCTTGGCCACAGGCCGGACGCGGAGGAAATACGGTCGCTGGTGTCGCAGTGGTACAACGCGAACACGGATGCCCGCATCCTGTCAGGCTTCGAGTACGAAGGACAGCCCGTCTGGCTGTCAAGCGAGAACCAGTTCAATTACAAGGCGGCCTACGACCTTGCCGTGCAGACGGACGGCCAAAACCTGCCCGTGACCTTCAAGCTGGGCACGGACAAGGAGCCGTATTACCGGATGTTCGACACGGTGGCAGACCTTCAGGACTTCTACGTGAAGGCGATGAAGCACATTCAGGATGCCCTGTCGGAAGGATGGAGGAAGAAGGATGCGCTGGACTTGGCTTTGTATGAAGCCGGGTAGTTCTGAATGAATCCCCACGGGGGAGGGATATAAAAAAGCCCCCGGCCTGTTGATATAAGTAACGCCAATCACTTAATAAACAACGCAAGCGAACTCGCACGACCGGGGGCCGATACCCTCGTCGCGAGTTCGCTTTTTTCGTTGTAATAAGTGATTGGCATTGCAAAAGTAATAAAATGATTGGACATGACACTATTTGAAGCACTTAAATTTAACAGAGAACCGCTTGAGATGCTCATAAAGTTGGGTATAAAGCAGGATGATGTTCGCTATATAGACCTTTATTCAGAGTTTGAGGCGATGAAGAACAGGGGTGAGAAAACAACTTATGCCGTGCTGTATCTGGCCAACAAGTATTCAGTATGCGAGCGCAAAGTCTATGACGTGATTAAGCGTTTCGGAAAACGCTGTACGTTTGGTGCAGTGTGA